GTCGCTGACGCCCTTGGCGACGAAATTCAGCGGGGCGGCGTTGCGGAGAGAGGTCGCCATCAGATGCCGAGGACCGTCCAGGCGGTCCCGCTGAACCAGGCCAGCACCGGATCGGACCCGCCGCCCGCGATGGCCGCGCCCCAGACGACGGTGTTGCTGTCGGCGATGTGGGCCAACATGCCCGCCACGGGCGCGACGGGAAGCTGCGCAAAGGTCTTAGGCGGCAGATTCGGGAACTCGGCCAGGAGGATCGCCCCCTCGCCGCTGGCGCCGTTGGACAGATCAGCGGCGGCGATCGGGCCGATGGTCCCGGTGCCGATAAAAGCCGCGGGGCCGACGCGGGTTACGACCGTGACGGCGACCGCCATCACCAGCCCTGATGTTTTGTAAGTCTGGCCCTGTCGTAGCTCGTCCCGCCGCCGAAGTTGCGGCCGTCGAGCTGGATCGACTGCGCCCGGTTGGTCTTGTCGTCGGCCTTGGCGAGGTACTTGCCGATACGCATGTCGGCGAGGCCGTGCAGATTCAGGGCCCGCTGGTCGTCGCTGATCTCGCAGAGGCGGGAGGCCAGTTCGGTGACGAGGTAGCCGGTATCGGGGAACCAGGGCGTCCGGTTGTAGACATCGACGACATCCGGCATCTGGCGCTGGTAGCGCACCGTCACCGGGTAGCTGCCGAGCGGCGGGGGATAGACATAGGCCACCGGCGCTATGCCGAAGTAGACGCTGGCCCCGTCGATCGCCAGGGTGGTGTTGGCCGAGAGCGTCACCTGGCCGATCGTGGTGTTGATCGCGATGACGACCGAGCCCGGGGCGATCCCCTCCCCGGCACAGCCGAGGCCGAGGCGCAGACCGACGATCGAGGGGAGGTTGTTGACCGTGCCGTCCGTACCGCTGAGGTCGCCCGTCGTCGTCAGGACGATGCGCTGCGTCAGCGGCCCGCCCATGTCCGTCGCCCACAGGTTCGGGGTCGATTGCGAGGGAAACTGCGGGAACTGGTCGAACTCGGCGAGGTCGATCGGCACCATGTAAATGGGCTGCCCCGAGGGGAATGCCGGCGTCGGATAGAGATACCAGGCCGAGCGGCCGGCGCCGGTGGCACCCGACGACCCCGAGGTGCGCAGATAGTCGAGCGGCAGAGGATAGGGGCCGCTGCCGTACATCGTCGCCAGCGCCGGGTTGAAGTTGAAGTTGTAGACACCCCGGGCTAGCGCGAAATCGTGGTGCTGGCAGAGGTCGGAGAGGATCGCATTCAGGTTGCGCAGGGCAAAAGTCCCCTGATACCCCGGCACCTTGGCGCGGTAGGCCGCCTCCTCAATGATCTGCGCGGCGGTCAGCACGCCGGATCATTCGGCCGCGAGCGCTTGCGGCGGATCGTCGATCTCGGGGAACAATTCCGGCGGTTTGCGGCCCTCGATGATCGCCTCGAGATACGGGATGCGCAATTCGTCCGCCTGGATCGTCTTCTGCAATTCGAGGATGCGGTTGTCGAACTGCGCCACCGTGTTGATGTCCTGCTGCGCCGGCGGCACCTGGCTGCGCCGGTTGGCCGTCATCTGCACCACCCTGGCCTGCATCGTCGCATCGGCCTTGGCACGCTCGCGCTGTTGCGAGCGCAGCAATTCTCGGTTGGCGAACAGCCGCGCCTTGTGGAACGGCAGGTCGAAAATCGCCTTCCGCCGGTCGGCCGCGCCGCCCACCTTGTCGAGCAGCATGTCGAGCTGCACGCGATCGATCTCGGTATCCTCGCCGATCTCGTAGGCGATGGTCTGCCCCTCGCTCAATTGCAGCTGGTAGGTGATCCGCAACTCGCTCATGCGCTAATCCACAATAAAGGCGGAGCCGTCAGGAAGCTTGGTGAACGACACCCCTCTCCCTCGATCGTATCCCGCCATGATGGCACTGGCGAACCACCCGATCATCCACTCCTCGTCAAGGTTGTGGCCGTGGTTGCGCGCTATTTTACAGAACTCAGCCGCCCACTTGGCAGCATCCATGCCCATGTATTCGAGCATTTCGCCGTCGCTCATTCATTGACCTCGGCGATTATCAGCCGCACGTTTGGCCGTTCTGCAGGATATTGAGAGCGTCCCAGGTGGATGCTGGTTTGCCCGCCGGGAGGCAGCATCACAGGCCCTCCGACGTTCAACCACTCGCCAGTCAGGTCTATCGCCTGCCGCTGCACCCATATCTGGGCCGGCGTCTCGATCCGGCAGACGAGCACGCTGCGGCCGGCATCCTCGCTCATCCCCGCGCTCCGGCGAAGGTGATGCCGCGAGCGGTCATGTCGCGCCGCAGCGAGGAGAGGCGCCCCTCGCCCTTGAAGTCGAGTTCGTGCTGCCGCAGGTTCCACAGGATGGAGCGGGCCGAGAGCCATTCGCCGTAGGTCGTCTCAACCTCCTGGCCGTGAAACAGCCGCCGCCCGTCGATCAGGAGCCCGTCGTCAACGAGGCCGCCGGTATCCGCCACGAAGGGCAGGATCGGCGTCCAGCGGACCCGGCGGGCCATCCTCTCCTGCCACTCTCGCTGCGCCACCTCCTCGGCCGGCAGCAGGCCGGAGGATGCCCTCGCCTGCGAGCGTGCCTTCTCGACCGCCGTCGCCTTGAGCTTCTTCCGGCGCTCCGCCGCCGCCTCGCGGGTCGCGGTGTCAAAGGCCTCCCGAAGCTCCTCGCCGGACAGGATCTCGCGCGCCTCGTCCGACAGCGCGGCCAGGAACAGCTCGTAGGGGGTCGGCAGCCCCCTGGGTTCCGGCTCGTATTCGACGACCGGCGGCAGCTCGTCACCCTCCAGCGCCGGCATCACCGGGACTTCCTCGACGACCGTCTCGACGCCTTCCTGCGTCTGCGCCATCGCCGCACGCTCACGCTTCGCGCGCTCGCGCCCCTCGGTCATCTTGCGTTTCTGTTCCTCGGAAAGCATACAAACTCCTTAGGAGTGGACCCAGGCCGCCCCGGCCGCCGCGATGGCGGACACCAGGATCGGCCAGCCGGTGGTCGTGTCGTAGGCCACGTAATCGCCGGGGTAGAGCACCAGCGAGCCGCGGTTCGGCACGAACAGCTTGCCCTCGCGCACCAGCCCGCCGATGCCGGACACGGCCGCCACCGGGCGCCCGACCGTCTGGTCGTCGCGGATGTTCCCGTTGATCGTCGCGAGATCGGCCGGCAGCAGGGTAGCCGGGTTCTGCGACCAGGCGACGGCGATCAGCGTGGTCGTGCCGGCCGTGCCAAGGGTGCGGGTCGACATCTTAGGGCGATCCGGTCGCAAAACCGTTGATAATCGCGAGTTCGCTCGCGTCGATGATCGGCGTTCCCGTCGATCCGGCCAGCGAGGTCGAGGCGGCGTCGAGCGCCGTCTTCAGGTTCGCCAGGGTCCAGGAACCGGGGGTGCCGGGCACCGGCTCGGCGTCCTGGAAGTAGAGCGTCTGCGCCACCGGCGCGGCGCCGGGCGACAGGCTCTGCCCGTAGGCCGGGTCGTCTGCGTTGAGGCCGCCGAGGCCGGAGGGTCCGGTGCCGGCCCCCACGATCTCGAAACGAACCCGGACGCTGACCCGAAGGGCGACTGGTGACGGCATAAGTAAATCCTTTCCCCGCTAGGCTGCCTGTGCTACAGTTCTTACACCGCAGACAGGGGAGAAGTGATGGACAAGGTGTGCCGAGACTGTGGCGAGACCAAGCCTCTCACGGAGTATTTCAAAAGCCCGCGCAATGCGGGCGGCCACAGCCCGACCTGCAAGCCCTGCTACATGGAGCGGCAGGCCCTCTACCGGAAGAAGCCGCCCCGCGAACAGACGCCACCGGGAACGAAACGGTGCTGGTCCTGCAAGGAGGTGCGGGCCGAAGCCAATTTCTCGGCAAACAAGGATTTTCACGACGGCCTCAACCGCACCTGCCGCGACTGCGGCAACGCTCGCGCATCCGAGTACCACAAGAAAAACCGCAAGAGGCTGAACGGCAAGCAGATGGAGCGGTATTACAAAGACCCCGAGCGCTACGCCGATTACGACTTGAAGCGCCGCTTTGGCCTGACCCGCGGGGAGTACGATGCCATGCTCGCGGCCCAGAACGGGGTATGCGCGATATGCGCCGGAACCGACCCAGGCCCCCGCACCAAGCGCTTCCACGTTGACCACAATCACGCCACCGGCCAAGTCCGCGGCCTCCTTTGCCACCATTGCAACCACGGCATCGGCCTGTTCAGAGAGGATGCCGTGGTTATTCAGCGAGCCATAGAGTATTTGGCTAGATACTCTAAGTAATCAGGTGAACGCACCAGTTGACGACGCAGTACTCTCCATCGCGGCAAGGAAGGTTTGGTTTAAAATGCACCACCCTTCCATATACTTATACCCAATCACGCGGAGTTGATTATGAGGGTCCGACTTGTCCGCATTGTACAAGCGGTTCCACTCGACGCCCATCAGCTTCAGCGTGGCGAATGCTTCCTTGCCGAACACATAGGTCCGGTACACCGTGACGCCGGTCGCGGGTGCGGCGGGCGGGATCTGGTAGAGCCCGATGCCGGTGATCGTGACGGCGGTCGAGGGCGGGATCTGAATCGCCTGCCCGGTATAGGGACCGGAGGTCGGGCCGCCGCTGGCCACCAAGCCGAGGTTGGTCGGGGCGGCGCCGGTGCCCGAGCCGATATAGACGGCGTAGGTGAAGCCGGGGGTCGAGGGCGTCGTCAGCGAGATGCCGCCGGTGGTCACCGAGACATCGGCCGAGACCTGGTAGATGCGGCTCTCGTAGAAATTCTGGTTGTCCCACCCCGTCACCTGGATCGTGTAGGTGGCGGTGGTGAGCGAGCCGATCGCGTTAGCGCCGTTGACCTGGGCGACGCCGGTCCACGACGGCATCATGTTCGATTCGCAGCAGACGATGCCGCCCCACATCCCGTGCTGGTTGATGTAGAGCTTGTTCGCCTCGGAATACTGGTAGGTCTGCACCACCAGCGGGTTGTTCCGAAAATCCTGCATGACCAGCGGGTCGCCGATCGCGACCAGATGCTCGGCCGCTATTTCCTTCTTGTGCGACTGCTCGTAATTGTAGTTGATCGACCGCTCGATGGTCTCGCCGGTCTGGCCGTTCCACAGCGGCGCGCCGATCTTCTTCAGGTTGGTGAATGTCCGCGTCACGGTGGTCGGGTCGAGGTTGTTGCCGGCCACCAGCGAGGCGCGGGCGCCGGCCGAGGCGACGTAGTTCACCTGCGTCACGGCATTGAGCGAGTTCCAGCCGTTGCGTTCCTTGGTCTCGGCCAACTGCATGCCGAGCCTTTCGGAGGCGATCCGCAGCAGGTCCTCCTGCACGACGATCGTCGCCACGTCGGTAAAGACGATGCGGCCGGCCCACTGGGTCGCGATGCCCGTGACCTGGCTGAAGGTGAGCTGGTTCGGCTGCGGCGGCGTGCCCTCGGCAACGGGCGCGGTCGGCAGCGGCAGCCGGTTCCAGCGGTTCGCCGTCCAGGTGACGCCGTGGCCGTGGTCGAGCTTCTTCTTGTCGGCAAACTGGGAGAGGACGAGGTAGCGTTGCGCGACCTGCAACGCCTTGCGGTCGATCGTGCGGGCGATGGCGCCCGCGAAATTCGAAGAGGTGTTTACCGTAACAGCCATTTAGAACCCTCCCTGCGCCGGGGGAGGGTCCCGACCGTCCCCCTAAAGTCTTTCGCCCCGCGCAAAACCTTCGGCGATGATCCGCTCGTCGTCCTCGGCCGAGCCGGGCTGCGGCCGGCGTCCGCCGGATGGCCCGTCGCCGCGCGCCCCGGTTGGCCGGGTCTGCTGCGCGCCCACCCGTCGCCGCGCTGCGCCGCGCTGCACCGGAGCGGCACGAGAGGCGCGCTGGCGAGCCTCGCGGCCGATGATGCGGTCGAGGATTTCTTCCCGGTTGATAAGCAGATCGCCGGCCTGGCGCTTCTCCCGCAGGGTGCGCTCGACCTCCTCCCGGTACTGGGAGTGAAGTCTCGATGATCGGGCCTGGCTGTCGTAGTCACGTTTGTCGATCAGGTCCTGCGTGTTCAGGTGCTGCATCAGCAGCGCCTGCTGAAACTGTCCGGCCCGCTCGTTCGCGATGTACTCGGCCGCCTCTACCGGCGACATCATCGCGAGCCGGTCGGCCCGCTCCTGCTGTGCCCGCGCCTGCGCCGCAGGATCGGCCTGCTGCTGCTGTTGCGGGCGAAACTGCTCCGCAGCCTGCCGGAACCCCCGCGCTTCCGCGAGTTCCCGCTGTAACTGCTCGTTCCGATCCCGCAGCCGCTGCGATTGCGACTTGCGGCCGGTCCGGGCCTCGCGCCCTACATCGCGCCGGCCTTCGCCCTCTTCGTCTTCCCGGCCTTCGCCGGCAGGCCCTTCATCATCGGCAGCATCTTCATCGCCGCCTTCCTGCCCTTCGGCATCGCCTTCGGCCTCGTCGATTTCGCCAAGGTCAAGCTCCTCGCCGCCAGGATCGGCGTCGTTCGGTATATCGGACATTTAAGTTTCCCCCAGGCCGCGCGCCGGAATGGCGACTCCGCCCAAGCCCCGCGCTCTAACGTTGCGCGCACGTCACGTAGCGTAAGCCGCAAGATGCGGATTTTGTCAAGCCGATATGGCGTCGAGATCGCGGCGCAGGTCGGCCTTCAGCTTTGGCAATATGGCCCGCCACCGCTTCCTGATCCTCTCGTCAGGGGTCTTCGCCAGGCTATGAAAGTGGACGCCGTAGCGGCGCGCGGCCCACCGCGCCGTCGTCGCATCCCGCCCCATCCTCTCCGCCGCCACTCGAGCCGAGATGCCTTGCTCGGCAAGCTCCGCCATGGTCGCGATGTCCTCCGGGGACCACCGCATCAGAACCGCCTCGGCATCTGCATGCCGCCGGCTGCCGCGGCCTGGTCGGGATGGATCTGTCCCGCGGGGCCTTTTATCAGGCGGGGGCCGGCGGGTGCGGCGCCGGGTTGCGGCTGGCCGGGGCCGGGCGGGCGACTCCGTTCGCTCCCGTTGGCGCCGGCGCCCTGCTGCCGCAGCTGCATCTGCTGCATCATCTGGGCCTGGATCTTCATCTGCTGCTGCTGCTGGTGCGCCATCATGTGCGGGCGCTTCAGACCGCTCGGGTCGCCTCTCGCCTGGATGTCCTGGAAATGCTCCCGCATGTGGACGTTGTCGTCGTCGAGCGGGTGGACATTGGCCGGCAGGTTGTCCTGCATCCACTCGTTTTCCATATCGGGCGGGTTGGTCAACTCGCGGCGCTGATCGACGATCGAGGACTGCGCCAGATCCGGCCCGAAAGCATTCATCACCATCTGCTCGATGATCTTGGCCGGGGTGAACTTCTTGCCGTCCGCCGCCAATGCCTGCTGCACGCCGGGGCTCATCATCACGTTGAGCATGCCGGTGCCCTGCTGCTGCATCATCGCGTTCTGCCGGACCTGCTCGCCGCCGCGCCAGGTGAAGGTAAGGCCGTTGCGGTTCTGCAAGGGCGCCACCGCCTGCATCTCGGCCCGCCGACCCTCCTCGCCGAACATCCGGACGACGAGATCGCGATCGCGGAACTGGTAGTCGAGATCGACCGCCCACTCGACGGCCGGGGTCAGGATGCCCTCCTCCAGGACCGAGACCCCCGCCGCGGTGGTCAGCAGGTCCACCGCCTGCTCCTGCGCGATCATCGCCTGGTTCGGCTTGGAGGCGCGGGTCTGCTGCGGCAGCATCGAGGGGTTGACGCCCAATGACTGGAAGATCGCCTGTAGCGCCATCTGCACCCGGGCTACGGCCCGGGGCGTCAGGTCGGGGAAGGTCAGGAGCGAGATCGCATCCTTGGCGCCGTCCCACACCGCCCCCATGCCGAACACCAGGGGGCCATTCGATTTCGCCGGGTCGCGCAGGACGATGGGGGCAGCGGCATAGGTCGCCGCGTCCGCCCCCTCGTTGATCGCGTCGTTCGCCTCGTATTGGAGCGAGGCGACATGCGCGATGGCGGACGGCCCCTTGAAGGCGTCCGTCATCTTGATCTGCGGCCACGATAAGAGCGGGCAGCGATCGTTCCAATAGGGGTTGCGCTTGGCACCGAGCTGGGAGCGCTGCGGCCCGAAGAACACCCGGCAGAGCCTGGGCCTGCCGTCCTCGGCATAGTCGCCCTTCTTGTCCAGCGGCAGCATCGTCCAGACCTCCCAGACGACCGCCTCCTTGCCGGACTTCCGGATGCCGACATGCTCCAGGATGCGCCCCCCGGTGTCCCGGCTCTCCGGCCGGGGCGAGCCCATCGCCGCCTTCAGTTCCTTCGCCTCGTCCTTGCGGATCTGCCCCGACTCCGCGAGACGGTCGATCTTCTCCTTCGACCAGCGCCGCACGATCGCGGCACAGCCCCCGGCCGCCAGGGCCTCCTCCACCGAATCGGCGGTCGGCGGCAATACCAGCACATCGGGATCGTGCAATACCTCGAACACCGGGAAGCCCTCGACGACATCCTCTTGCCTGATGTCAAGGATCTCCTCGCCCGGCATCTCGGCGCCGGTCTGCGGGTCTATCGGGCCGTGTGTTTCACGTGAAACAATCTGCCGCTCCAGCTCCGCCCAATCGACGTAGAGGTTGTACTGCCCCTCGATGTCGCCGTTACGCTGGAGCGGCGCCACCACCATCGTCTTCATCTTGGCGCGGCGGATATAGTGGTCGAGGATCGCCACCAGCGCCTCCTCGCCCGACCCGTCCGAGGCGGCGGCCTGGATGTAGCGGCCGCCCTGCGGGAACAACTGGTTGGAAAACCGGGTGACGCGCGCCTCTACCGCGTCGCGAATGATCGGGAAGTAGATGTCGGCGATGCCGCTGTAGTAGCGGTGCTGGTTCGCCCGGCAATTGTAGCAGTCCCAGTAATCCTGGATCGCGTCGGAGCGGTTGCTCTGGTCCTCGAAGCCCCGCGCCACGGCGTCGAAGATCTCGTCGAGGCGCTTCCTAATGCCGGACTTGGGGGCTTCCGCGTTCTTGGAGCGCCGGCCGAGCAGGTCGCGGTCGCGATCCAGGACGCGGCTCTCCTCCGCCGGGGCGGCGTCCTCTTCCGGCGCCGGCAGCTCAGCGACTTCCGCGCCCGACATGGTCTATTTTGCCGCGCTCATCTCGCGCATGCGGGCGGTCAGCCGGGCGAGGCGCGGGGCGAGGGAGGCCAGGGAGGGCACCGTCGCGACGATGGCATCGAGGATGCCGACGATCTCGGCATCGACCCGCATCATGCCGTCAGAGTCGCGCGTCCAGTCAGCCTCCGGGGTCTGGTTGACGACATGCCCGGCAAGCTCCGCCTCCTTCAGCCCGAGCGCGTCCATCTCCGCCTTCTCGGCATCGGTAAGCGGCTCGCCGCCGGCCTGGTGAGTGGCCCGCAACTCGTTCAGCCGCGCGGCCTCGCCCTCCGGCAGGGACTGAGGACCCTCTGGGGTCGGGACAGTCTCGGGGGCCGGCTCCACGACCGCCGGGGCAGCCGCGTCGGCGTCATGGCGGCGGTACTCGCCATAGGAATCGTCTTTGGATCTCGCCATCTTCAGCCCCCGGTTGTTCAGCCCCTTTGGGGCATCGCCGAGCGGAAGGCCCGGCCCGATCTGTCGTAGGCTACGGGTTGCGCATCATCGGCAAACCCGCTGTTTTCGGCAAGCCCGGCCTTCAGAAGGGCCGCGAAGCTCTCCAGGCCCTCCATGAGGAGGCGGTAGGGGCCTTCCTCGGGGTAGTCCTGGAGCCGCCCCCGAATGAGGGCCCGGGTATAACCACCCGAGAGGGCACGCAGAGTCCAACGGGCATGAAGTCCGACTTCGACAGCGGGCAGACCCCGGGCCACTCGGCCAAGCATGTCATGCAGACATAGGCGTCCCTGGGCCTCCGCACCGCCGTAGCGTACCTGCGCCGGGACCGCACGAACCGCCTGATGAAGGCCCACATTGGTATACCTCTCGGCGTGGTGCGGCGGGATCACCCATTGCGGCGGCTCGGGCCGGATCACGATACGGTCGGGCGCCGCGCCGTTCAGCACCTTCTCCCACGAGCGCGAGCGGTCCTGCACCAGGTGCTCGCGCTCGCCGCCGGCCGCCAGCATCGCCTCACTATATATGATAGGCACCAGCTCGGCCGGGCCGCCCTCCATCACCCAGTCCCGGATCACCACCAGCCGCCCCTCGGCGGCCTGCACCAGCGCCGCCGCCAGCATCGCCTGGGTCGCGTTCGCCACCAGGAACAAGGGCCGGTCGCGCCGGTATTCCGGGTCTTCCGAAATGTGCTCCGGGTTAAAGGTCTCGTAGATCGGCAGGCCGGGTCGCATCTGGAGCGCGTAGGCCAAGGCGTTCGGCGCGTCGATGCGGCCGGTGGGGAAGTTGAGAAGCTGCTCGGTCAGCGCCGGGAGTTCCTGGGCGAACTCTACTTCTCGGGCGGCGAAGAAGTGCTGGAGGGCGCGGATGAAGTCGAGCTTGCCGCGCGGAGCGCGGACGCCTCTAACGGGCAGATAAGACCCCCTTCGAGCCATTTCGTGCCGCAGCGGCTGCAATAGAAATTGTTCAAGGCCGTCAAGCTCCACGCCAAGCCACACCGGATCGAAGCGTTCGGATATGTCGAAGGCAAGGGCAACGATTTCGTCGGGGAGAAGGAGGCTGGCATCGGCACCCCATACCACAAGCCGGTTGCGGACCCACGACCAGACGGCCCAGCCGGTGGTGGCGCTGCGTTGCGCCACGGTCCGGGCCGGGTCGATCATGGCGTAACAGGCTTCGTAGGTTTTGACGCGCGGGACGACCCGCAGCATCTCCTTTTTGAACACCTGGTCGGCGTCGGAGACGGCGCGGCACATATACTCGCGCTCCCACGCCCCCAACTCACCGACGCTCTCGTAGATGTGGCGGCGGTCGTCGATCCACTTGAGGCTGTAGGCTTCCGGCCAGGAGGCGACGCGGCGGCGGTCGTCGTCCAAGTACTCGATCGGGAAGACCTTGGTCGGCCAGCGCGAGTCGCGCCAGAGCTGCATCGGCACCGACTCGGCGTTCATCGGCGTCGCCCTGATCCGCACCTTGCAGTGCGGCGCGCAGGCCGGCAGCAGTTCGGCGAGGAACCAGCGCAGGGTCTTGGCCCGGCCCTCCGGGGTCTGCACGTTGTCCTTGTCCTCGAAGTCGTCAACGAACACGAGGTCCGGGCGGTAGTCGAGGAACTTGATCCCGCGGATGTCCTGGTCCCGCCCCATCGCCTGGATGCAGCAGTTGAAGGCCGTCACCAGCTTGGTCTGGGTCCAGGCGCCGGACCCCTTCTGCACCCCGAAATGGTCGATGATGAAGTCGTTCTGCGTCAGTTCGTAGGAGATGCTGGCCAGCCGCTCGGCGCCGCGCGCCTCGGACGAGCCGATGATCAGGATGTTGCGGAAGGCGCGCATCGCCACCGCCAGCGCGATGTCCTCCTCGCCCAGCGTCGATTTGGCGGATCCGCGAAAGGCCAGCAGGATCGAGTACTGATCGGACGACCAGAAGTCCGCCACCATCTCGCGGTGGAACGGGGCCGAGGGCACATCGCGCCCGTTCAACTGGTGGCGGTGGCGGAAAATATGCTGGTGCGCCGACCATTTGTTGGCAGCGATGGCCTGGATCGTCGCCTCGATCTGAGCGAGGCGGCCCTCGTCGCTCACGGCGGGTTGCGCTCGACTAGGCGGTCCCAGCACTCCGGGTGGAACACCCAATCCGCAATCAACAGGTAGTTGCCGGGCAGAAGACCCCGCCCGCTCTTGTCCCACCGCGTCTCTATCGCCGCCCCACACTCAGGGCAATCCACCACCTCGACTTCGTAATCGCCCTCGCTCACGACTGCCGGTCCAGCTTGCCCAGGATGCGCGAGAGATCGGCGGCGCAGGCGGCGGCCGTCCGGCGGGCCCCGCGGTTGCGCCAGCCGGAACCGGCCGACAATTGGTAGAAGTCGCGCGCCACCAGCTTGCATGCGGCCTGCACGCTGGCCCACTCGGCAAGGGTCAGGCTGCGGCAGGAGCCCCTATCGGGGATCTCGCCCCGGTCGCGGGCCGCCTCAAACTCGAGGATGGCGGCGGAGCGCATCAGCACTCCTCCTCGTCGTCGTCTTCCGGCTCGAAGGCGGGATCATCCCAACCGACCCGCGTAGACATCTCGTCGAAGGAGGTCGGCTCGCCGTCGTCCTCCTCGCCCCAGGACGACGAGGGGTCGCAGTTGGCGTCCAGGTCCGGCTCGTCCTCGGGGCCGGCGTGGAAGTGCCGGGCAACCCAGATGGGCCAGGGCGGCTGGCGGTCCTCGCCCGGGCCGCCGCTCACCGGCACACCGGCACGACCGAGACCTTCTGCATCACCTCGATCTGCTGCTGCGAGCAGGCGGCCAGGAAGAGGGTCAGTATCAGGGCCAGGAAGGGGTGCATCTATATACACACGCGCGCGCGCGCGCGAGGGAGCGGGCTATTCCGCCGCGATGGGGGCGGCAACCGGGCGGCTCGGCCTGCCCTGGCGCTCACCTGTCCGCACCGTCTTGGCGCCGACCTCGTGCGCGAAGCCGGCGGCCTCCAGGGCGCGCGACAGATCGGCCATCGCCTCGGTCACCCCGGCGTTCGCCAGAATCCGCGCCCGCTCCAACTCGTCGGCCGGCGCGTTGCCGACAAAAATAATCTCGATGCGATGGCTCACGACTTTCCCCCAGGTTTTTACAGTCTGGGAAAACCTAGCGGGGATTTGCCGCCGAAACAAGCGTGAAGTGAGGAAATAGAAAAGGCCCAGCATGGGGTCTGGGCCTTTTCCGCTTGACCGGGGGATGAACCTGGCCAAGGATGCCTCCTGCGACAGAGAGCGCGATGACAGATACAGCCTCCTCCCCGGAAAATCAAGAGCGCCCTCGGCCCCGGCCCCTGCGGGACTATCAGGCCGAGGCGATCGAGATGCTGCGCGCCTCGCTGCGCGCCGGCAAGCGGCGCCCGGTGTTGCAGGCCCCCACCGGATACGGCAAGACCGTGCTCGCCAGCCACATCGTGCTGGGCGCGCTGGCCCGCAAGAAGAGGGTGGTGTTCTGCGTCCCCGCCATCGACCTGATCGAGCAGACCGTCCAGTCGTTCCGGGCGGACGGTATCGAGGATATCGGGGTCATCCAGGCCGATCACTGGATGACCGACTGGTCGAAGCCGGTGCAGGTCGCCAGCGCCCAGACGCTGGCGCGGCGGCCGCACCCGGAAGCCGACCTCGTGATCGTCGACGAGTGCCACCGGGCGCACCAGCACTATTTCGACTGGATGGCGCACCCGGACTGGCAAAAGAAGCCGTTTGTCGGTCTCTCGGCGACCCCCTGGACAAAGGGGCTGGGGAAGCACTACGACGACCTCATCGTCTCCGCCACCACGGCGGAATTGATCGAGCGGGGGTATCTCTCGCCGTTCCGGGTCTTCGCCGCCGGTCACCCCGACCTCACCGGGGTCAGGATCGTCGGCGGCGACTATCACGAGGGGCAGTTGTCCGACGCAATGAACACCTCGCCCCTCAACGGCGATGTCGTGGCGACCTGGCAGAGACTGGGCGCGGGGCGGCCGACGCTGGTCTTCGGGGTCGACTGCGCCCACGCGCAGGCCCTGCAACAGGCTTTCCGCGACGCCGAAATCAACGCCGGCTACCAGGACGCCCTGACGCCGGCCTCGGAGAGGGAGCGCATCAAGCGGCGGTTTCATTCGGGCGAGTACCCGGTGGTGTGTAATGTCGGCACCCTGACCACCGGGGTCGACTGGGACGTGCGCTGCATCAGCCTGGTGCGGCCGACCCGGTCCGAGATGCTCTACGTGCAGATCATCGGCCGGGGTCTGCGAATTGCAACCGGCAAGGCGGACTGCCTGATCCTGGACCACTCCGACACGACGCTGCGGCTCGGGTTTGTCACCGACATCCTGCATGACGAACTGGACGACGGCAAAAAGAAGCCGGCGGCGGGGAGCGCGCCGGAGTGGGAGGAGAGTGAGGGGGAACTGCGCAAGAAGCACGCGACCCCGCACGACAAGGCCGCGGAACTGGTGGAATTGCAGCCGGGGGCGGGAGTGCGGCGCGGCCGGCAGGGCGTCATCGAGATATCCGGCGAGGAGATCGGGCTGCCGCTGTTCGCCGCGGCGCTACGCGGCTACGCCGCCGAGCGCGGCTACAAATCCGGCTGGGCGGCGCACAAATACAAGGAAGCGGTCGGCACCTGGCCGGCCTTCGCCTCGGACGAAGTCGACCCGCCGGCAGCGGTGCGGCGCTGGATCAAGTCCAGGCAGATCGCCTGGGCGAGGCGGCGGGCATGAGGGGGGGGCCGAGAAAAAACCCCCGGCATGGGGTCCGGGGGTTTTCCGAGGGACTTGACCCGCCCTGGAAACCGGGTCTAAGCTCTCATCCGGTCAAACGGCGTGGTCAGCGCCTCCCGGAAACCTCACATGACAGATAGCCCATCATCCCCGGAAAAGCAAGACGCGGCCTCGGGCCAGCCGTTCATGGTTGTGTTCGACGCCCCGGACGAGCTGAAGCACGCCTTCCTGAGAGAGGGCTTCAAGCGGCACGGCCGGCAACCCGGGGCGTGGTCCAGGCGCCTCGACCCCGATAGCCCCGAGGCCGGCGAGTTGACCTACGAACTAGGCGGCGTCGGCCTCTCGGTAAAATGGTGGCGGCCGTCGTGAGAAAGCCGCCGGAGCCGTATTACCGCCCAAGCAGGGGCGAGCTGGCCGGCTCTCGGATGATCGAGGTCTTTAGCAAGAGATCGGCGGCGCCCCGGATCGACCGGGCAGCCGAGGAGAGTGCGATTGCCGCGTTTCTCGCGGCAGGAATCGCGCGGCTGCCCACCCGGAGCGCATCGGCCCCCGACATATCCAAGGTTCGCAAAGCCATCGCCAGCAGCGGCGCGGCCGTTGTCAGGCGCGGTCGGAGGACCTTGTCGTTTTCCATCACAGGCACTGAAGGCGCCACAACCCCCGTCCACGACGAGGGGGGGGGCAGGATGCGCCGGCCGCGGCGAAGCGGTCAGCCAAATAGAAACAAACCGACCTCGTAGGGCGCCGGAACCCTCCGCGCCTGACCCCATCCTACGGGGAACGCGGAGGCGAAACACAGCGTTTGACGGGCGGCATATCGCAGACAGTAGAATTGCGTCCGGACCACCGGACCGTAGGCCCACGACACGGGCGGGTGCGCTGAGGGACCGGACCCCCCCAGCCGGCGGAGGGCGTCAGGGCCTTAAGGGGCAGAAGTCCCTCTTAATTCCGCGTGAGCGGACGCGAACATCAACGCTTCCACCGCTAACATCGGCCGGTTAAGTATGCTCTCCATGCGCCGGGGCCGAGGACAGCGCAGAGCCGTATCCGGGAAGAAGTGCCCGGACGGCGCTGCCGGGGAGCCAGGGCGCCCCGCAACCGAGGAAGGATGTACACCCCTATGCCGGACCTCGACCACGAGCCTAGCCCAGATTGCTGGTGCCATCCGGCGCGCGACTGGGAGGTGGCCACGGTGTGGGTTCACCGGAACTGCAGCCGGGAGTTGGAAAATCCGGGTTCCGAAAAATCAGCCGCAGTTTGCGAGGGTGCTCTAATTTTCCCAGCTCCCTCTCCGCCGGCCCGAATTTTCCCCAAACCGGGCAGCAGGGAGCCTCTGGCCGGCATCGTCGAGGCCTCGGAAAACGCCAGCGATATCAGATGGTTAGCAACCTCGTGAGGTAGCAGAATACCGCAAATCTGCCCATGGCATTACTCAGATGCGGCGCTCGCAACCGCGCTGGCCTGCCCTGCCCTCAGCCACGAATACCGGGCCGGCGCCGGTGCCACTATCACGGCGGACGCCTATGGCCTGGCAATCACGTCAGGCGCATTGGCCCGATGCGGATCAAGGTGCTGCTGCTACAGCAGCTGCGGAAGGCTATGCGGTTGCCGTGGTATGGTGGCCGCACTCCGGGCCACGGCAAGGTGTTGAGCATGACAGAAAAGGCGCTCGAGATCGCAACCGGTGCCATCACCGTCCTCGAGGCGGTGCCGCGCGAGGACGCCGCGGGGCAGGTGCTGCTGGACGGCATGCTCGACGGCTTGGCTGTCGGGCGGCATATCTGTGCCCGCTATCTCCGACACGCACAGATGATGGGTCCAGACGTGATGATGGATCCCAAGATGGAAAGGCTGGCATCCGATACTGCGGGATGGATGTGTCGGCTTGGCGCGAAGGTGATGGAAGAAGCGTTCCGGCGACGGCGGGACGACACTGTCGGCAAGCTCTTGGAACAGCTGCGCGTGGCGGACGACATGGGTGAAAAACCGGGCGAAAAACCGGTGCCGAAAAAAAAGTAGCGGCTGCTGCATTCTCCGCTTGCGCGAGAAATATGTCATCGGCTACCTTGTGTCTGCCGATGGGGCACGACATGGGGAATGACGGCAATGATGACATACGAAGCAAACGACTTCCGGCCTGGCGATCGGGTCCAACTGCATCCCGCGACTGACTTGTGGATGAGGGGAGCACGGTACGGCACCGTTGACCGCGTCATGCGCAACGGCCGATTGGTCGTTTTCGTCGACGCGCTCGGCCGGCAGGTCAAGATCGACCCGGCCCTGATCGGCAACATCCTTTAAAGGTCGAAAGGGGAGCTCCTCCCCTCGCACCGTAAGGCGGTGCCTGACGAGACCAAACAGCATTCATGGGGATGCAAACATGCTCACACTGACAATCGACGATTACGACAAGCTGCCCCGACTGGCCCGCGAGGCTATGGCGAACAGCCTTGTTATCGGCAGCGGCGACAGCCGGCTGCGCATCAAACGCGCGAAGGCCGCTGTGATGGCGGAGCGTATCAGCCGGGCGGATGCCATGCTGGCAAAGGACAACAACACCATCCCGCCGGGCGCCAATCTTCGCGCCGTTCTGGCCGTGCTGCAGGGGGACGCATGATGGCGTTCCATCTTCAGCCGGATAGCCGAAACGGCAAAACCGGGCGCATGCCGGTGTCGACCTCTGGCGCCGAGACTTGTTCCGATGCCTGCCCGCTCAAGGGCAACGGCTGCTTTGCCGACGGCTACCCGCTCAAGGGTCGCTGGGATGAGGTGACGGACGGACGCCGCGGCGGCTCGTGGTCGTCCTTTGTCGGGCAGGTAAGCATGATCGCGACGGGCACGCTGTGGCGCCACAACCAGGCCGGCGACCTGCCGGGCGAGGGTGATGCCATCGATGCGGTCGCACTGGCACAGCTGGTTGAGGCAAACCACGGCAAGCTCGGCTTTACCTATACCCACAAGCCGGTGACATACACCGGTAACCTCGCGGCTATCGCGGCGGCAAATGCCGGCGGCTTTACCGTCAACCTGTCGGCGAACAACCTGCGGCATGCCGACGAACTGGCGGCAACCGGATTGCCGGTGGCGGTGGTGCTGCCGGCCAGCGTGAGCGGCAACGTCAAGCTTGAGACGCCGGAAGGCCGGCGGGTCGTCGTCTGCCCCGCGACCTACCGCGACGATGTCACCTGCAAATCATGCGGCCTGTGTCAGGTACGCGACCGCAAGGTGATCGTAGGCTTTCCCGCGCATGGCGGAGCCAAGCGCAAGGCTAGCAATGTGGCGGAGGGCTGAGCCATGACGGCAAAATGGTTTCCCGAGACAGAATACAAGGCCGCGGTGCGCCACGCGATCGTGGTGGCGCGCCGGCTTGACGGCCGGTTCGAAATCGGCTTGGAGAAATTCAGCGAATACGGCAAGCCGGGGTTCCGGTCAGGATTCCTGTTGCCGAAGCCGGAGAACCGCAGCGGATTCGAATTGCGCTGCGAAGCAATCCGCGCCACCGATCCATTCGGATAACCGTCGAGGGCGCGCGTCTCGAAACCGAAAGCATGGGGAGTTGATACGATGGCAGCACAGGCAATTGAGGCCCAGCTCGCGTTCGTCGCTGGCTGGCGGCAGTCGCGCGGCGTGCGGTTCTACTGGTGGCGGCGGGTGCGTGATGGCGACACAAGCAAAGCCGCACGCACGAAATACGCCATTGTCGCCGGCCGTCGCCTATGCGTGCGAGAACCGAAAGACGCTGTCCGGTTCGACGGTCTCGGGAAGCCCCGATGAGCGGCCGCGCCGCCGCGGTCCTCGCGGGGCTGGTTATGGGCGGTACGGTTGCCGCCCTCGCCATCCCGGAAGTGCTGTCGCAGCCGCTGATCGCCGGCGAGGCGCGCGTAATCGACGGGATTATCCTGGAGATACTGCCCAGCGTCTACGGCGGGCAGAAGCAGAGAATCAGGTTGAGCGGCATAGACGCGCCCGAGTTGGGGCAAATGTGCGGCGTCATCCATTGCGGCCTCGCGGCAAAGGACGCACTCCAGCGTGCCATAGGAGGCCAGCTCGTGACCTGTAAGCCCTCCGGGCTGGACAGGCACGGCCGCACGCTGGCGCAGTGCGCCACATCAACCGTACGCGATCTGGGGGCGCATATGGTCGGCACCGGGTATGCTTTGGCCTACCGACGCTATTCGCACCAGTACATTGAGGCGGAGGAGGCGGCGAAGGCGGAGCGTGTCGGGTTATGGCGCACCGGCAATTTCGGCAACCCCGAGGACTGGAGGCGCGGGCAATGAGTAGGTCAAATTACAGCGACTATGACGGGAGCGATAACCCGATGTGGGCGATGATCCGCTGGCGTGGCGCCGTTCATCGCGCGGTCTGCGGCAAGCGCGGCCAGGCATTCATACGCGAGCTGCGCGAGGCTCTGGACAAGCTGGAGACGAAGCGCCTTATCGCGGATGCGCTGGAGGCCGACGGTGAGGTTTGCGCACTGGGTGCGGTGGGCAAATCCAGAGGCCTCAATCTCGCCCATGTCGACCCGGAGGACGACTACCAGTCGCACGAACTTGGTGCAATGCTAGGCATTGCACCGGCCATGGCGGCGGAAATTATGTGGTTGAACGACGAGCTGTACGGCAGGAAGACACCGGAGGAACGCTACCGGCTCATGCGGCTTTGGGCAGAGAAGTGGTCTCCATAAACCCCGAGGACTGGCGTCGTCAGTCCCGATAGCCCCATGAGCCGGTGGGTCCGCCCTCGTCGCGATCGGTCAGGAAAACCCCTCGCTCCCAACGTAGCGGGATCGTCTCGCCGATCCTGCCGTAGTTGTTCTTCATGCATTTCAGTACGGTTCTGTCGTCCTTGTCGCGGTGCAGGTACATCCGCGAGCGCACGCTGTTGTTCCAGCTTACCGACCCCGACTCGCCGGTGCCGAGCGCCCGGCCGGCAACACTCGGGTGCTTGGTGATGACGACGCAGCCCTGAATCGCCATGGCCAGCCGGCGCAGTTGATTGCAGAACTGTACAACCTGCTGCTCGTCGTTCTGGTTGCCGCCGAAAGCCTGCGTCGCGGTGTCGATCACCACGTAGTTGACCCCGAGATCCCGGCAGGCGGCGGCGAGACGCACGAAGAGACCGGTGACGACCATGCGCCATTCCTTGCGGTCCAGGCGGGACAGCGTGTTGTCGAACCCGACGCGCGGCGCCAACTCCAGTCCCGCCTCGCCCACATCCCCCAGCGAGCACCCCATCGCCCGGCAAATGTCTGCCTGCCGCCGCCACATTTCGTCGCGGTCGTCCTCGCAGGAAAAGAACAGCGCCCGGCCAGGGCGGCACGACAGCCCCAGCCATGGCCGCCCCATCACCGCGGAGGTACACAACTGCTGCGCCACGAGCGACTTGCCCTGCCCCCCATCGCCCGCCAGCAGACACACATTGCCTCGGGCGACGACCCCCTCCACCATCCATTCGCGGCGCGGCACCTCCCTGCCGTCCCATGACGCCGGGTTGACCGTCTCGAATAGGGCCGGGTCGTCGCGGCCGCCTGGACGCAACCGCGTGACGTTATCCCCCAACATGACGCTGCCCCCCCATGCGATGCTTATCGGGCCGGAACGCTACTCCCCCTGCAACCAGGCGCGCAACGAACCCGCCTCCGTCTCGGCCTCCTCCTCCCCGGTCGGCCGCCGGACCCTTGCCGCCCGCTCGGCGCCGAGCCACGCCAGCGCCCGCGCGAGGTAGTCCCGCAATTCGGCCGCCCCGGCCAGATGCGGGTGCCCGGCATAATCCGCGGCCGCCGCCAGAGCCGCCCCCAGAACGGCACGCAATTGCTCTTCCTCGACGGAGGGTGCCGTGGCGACCGGCAGGAATGCGTGGTCCTGCGGTAGCCCGGGGTCGGGTCCGTGGAACGTCCGCCGCAATGCGTCGTCGTCCAGATGAGCGAAGCTGCCGGGCTGGAACGGGGTCATAGCTGCCAGATGCTCACGGTCAGAGGCTCATCCACCGGCACCCGCCGCACCCGGTACTCGTCAACGTAGCGGTCGTCCTTTATCACCGCGTGCCGCCCCAGCAGATCGGCGATCGGCTTTACCGCGTTGTCGATGTCGCGCTTGCGGTTGAAGGGCAGGTCGATGTCGAGCCGGATCGGCCCGATGACGGGCGAGGCGCCCTGCCTGACGAGTTCCCACCCGGCCTCGGTGATCCACGCCCGATAGGTGTCGCTCTTGATCCGCTGCCGGCTGCCGGCGCGGGTCGTGAACAGCGCGTTTGCCGAGGGCGGCACCGGCAGCACGAGGCGGATCAGCGGCCCGCTCACGGCTTCAGGGCGATGTAGGTCTGCGGCTCCTCGCCATGAAACAGCCCCGGCGACTCCGGCACCACCCAGCGCTGCCGGATCAGCCGCTCGGCATCCTGCCGCCGCACCTCCGGCCCGTCAGCATAGGCGTAGGTCTTGCGCCCACCGACAAAGCTGACGACCAGTCTCGTTTGGGCGATGCGGCGCAGGATCGCGACCTGCTGCGGTGTCGGCGATTGTCCGGCCAACTCATCCTCCCCTTTTGCCATCGCCGGAGCCTTCCCCTCGGCGAGGTCGCGCGCCCGCCACATGCCGACATCCTCGCCCGGCAGCAGCCAGCCCCGCCGCACGAAGAGGCAGAACGAGGACACCGGCAGCGGGTTGCCATACTGGTCGCGAACCGCCGCCCCGTCGCCGTAGACCGGGCGACGCCGGTCCGCGATGCGGATGCCGCCATCTGCCGCCCGGCGCAGTATCTCCACCGTCCGCTTACTCGGCAGCGGCATTTGCCCCTCCCTTGCGCTGGTACTTGCGCGGCTCTCTCGGGTCCGCCCTGGCCGCCCAGGCATCCGCCACCAGCGTCGCGACCGGGATGCCGGTAAGCCGCTCGATCTCCAACAGCAAGGCGTGCGTGAAGTTGAGCCCCGGCTGCCGGTCCTCGCGCAGCCTGATCCCCGCCAGGCGGTAGACGCCGCGGTAGTGGACCGTGTGCTGCTTGGCAAAGAGGTAGGGCCTCGTGCCGTTCTCGCGCAGCCAGCGGGCGAAAGTGGTTTCCATGCCGGCACCATAACAATTTTAATTTCCTCTCCGCAATAGGGTATTGACAACCTCGCCGGGCGAGGAATACAAGGGCGGCACTCTTCGGGAAAGGAATGGCGGCCACGACAACCGACAAAGGACAACCGGGCCGCCACCCACCGCTCCCTGTTTATTTTTGTTCTCGATCAGATCGAAGCGGAGTGCGGAGCATGACGGACCTACGCCACGCGCGTGCCCTCGGGGTCGCGGATGCCACGATCATCACGGGGTTGATCTACTGCAAATTCCCCGGCGACGACCTCCCGGCCTTCGTGGCGCGGATGCGCGAATTGCTGGCATCGGCACAGGCCGACATCGAGGCATACAGCAAAGGCGAGGAGCTGCCATGAGCGGACTCACCGACGACCAGCTGGCGTACCGCAAAAAATACATCTGCGGTTCGGACGCGGCCGACGTACTGGCCGGCAAGTGGCTCGACCTGTGGAAGGTCAAGACCGGCCGCATGCCGGAACCGGACCTCTACGACAAGCTGTCGCCGACCCTGGACTATCACGTCCTGAGGCACTTCAGCCGCGAGCGGCTGGAACTGACGCGGCTCCTGGGACACGCCACGGAGGATCTGAACGCGTTCTGGTACGAGCGGCAGACCGGCCGGGCCGTCGAGCGGCGCGGCGAGTGGGCGGTCAGCGATGCCTACCCTTTTATGGGAGCGCACCTCGACGGCATCTCGACGACCTCGCGCGGCGACCCCTGCTACTGGGACGCAAAGTGGACCGGGCGCGCCGACGAGGCATTCCTGCTGCGCCACACCCCGCAGGGCGTCCACAACGCGACGATCCTCGGGTTCGACTGGTGGGGCCTCTCCGTCTTCATCGGCAACGGCAAGTGGGAATGGGTCGAGCAGGAAATAGACCCGATGTTCCGTGCCCGGCTGCTGTCTCGCGAACGCGCGTTCTGGCAGCACGTCCAGAATGACACCGAGCCGCAGGACGAGATCGCCCCCCTCGCGCCGCCGAAGCCCCAGCCGAAGCGCCGCGAGATCAACCTTGACCTGACCCCGGCCGGCGAGCGGCCGAACTGGGCGGGGGAGTTCACCCGCCTCGCCCGCGTCTTCGCCGAGACGGAAGGCGCCGCCAGGCTGCACGCGATCACCCGCAAGGAGCTGACCGAACTGGTGCCCGAGGATGTCGGTCTCTGCCGGCTTGGCCTCGTCAAGTACAAGCGGGATGGAAGGGGCGTAACGATAGCTTTGGAGAAGCCGGAATGCTGAACCTCGACGATGAAGAAGTCTCGACCCTGATCCTCGCGTTGGAGATCGCGACGCAGGAGGCCGGCGAGAGTATGGGGCGGGCAATGGATCCCTCCGAGCGGTGCTGCCAATTTTGCGTCAAGCTTTTCGCGGCCCTCCGGGCGCGCCTGCTCCAGTATCAACAAGACATGACAGAGGAGAGGAAATGATGGCTGAAATGACACCAGTTCGTAGCTCCAATGTGGCCGCAGTCGGCTGGGACGACGACGCCCAGGAGTTGCTGGTCGAGTTCAAGGACGGCTCGACCTACGCCTACCCCAGCGCCGGCAACGCCGCATACCAGGACCTTTTGGAAGCCACCTCGCCGGGCCAGTACGTCAACAGGTGGTTGAAGAGCCAGCCTCATAGGAAAATCAAATGAGCGACCACGATCCGACGACCGGCGAAGTTCGCGCGCCCATGCCGGCACCCATCGCCAAGGCGATCATCGCCGTCAAGATGCAGGTCCGGCAGCTGGGCTCCGACGAGAAGAACGAGCACGGCGGCTACCGCTATGTCAGCGTCGACAAGTTCTACGAACGCATCGGCCCGCTGATGGCTGCCGCCGGGCTGGCGCTGCTGATCGACGAGACCGAGACCGACGTGCGCGTCTCGGAAACGACCGACCGGCAAGGCAACCTCCGCCGGACCCCGTGGCTGTTCGCCAACTACACCCTGGCTTTCATGCACGAGGACGGCAGCGTCTCGCAGTCGATGCGGCGCAGCCTGGCGATGCCGATCACCGGCCCGCAGAGCTACGGGGCGGCGCAGAGTTACGTCGAGAAACAATTTTTACGGCAGATCTTCAAGATCCCGACCGGAGAGAAGGACGCCGACGAAGTGGCGCAGGGCGAGGACGCCCCCTCACGCGGTCGCCCGGCGCCGCAGAGCGCGAATGGCGCCCGCAGTGCCCCCGCCCGCCAACAGGCCGCCCCAGCGCCATCCGGCGCCGCCGCTGAGGCCACCAAGCGGTGGCGGGAGATCGCCGCCGCGATCGACGCCGAGGGGGACACCGAGATGCTGACCCGGCTGGAGGAGTGGCCCGCCTTCCTCTCCCTCGACCGGATCGGGGCGGAAGCCTCGATCGACGACCCGGTGGCGCACCGGGAAAGCATGGACATGCTGCGGGTGCGCGCCGCCGGCCGCCGACGCAAGCTGGCGGGCAGCGACGGTCTGGAGGCATTCGATGGCCGCTAAAGGAGTCGATCCGGCATGTGGGGATCTTGCCGCGCATTTTTTGGGCGAGTCTTACAAGGCGTGGGCGCCATCCGAAGCGGAGGCGGCCGCCGACCTGCGCTCTCTTTCAGAGGCAATTCAAGATGCCGTCGAGGGCTGGTTCTTAGGGAGGGAGCCATGAGCGACGATCAGACAAAGTTGAAGGCGTACTGCGTGGCGCTGACCTTCGATACCGGCCCTATCGCGGTATCCGTAGCCATCGCGCCGAACATCGAGTCGGCCGCCGCCTTGATCGGGATCGACGCCGGGCGGCAGCACGAGGGCAGCGCAACCGGCATCGCCACGCTGGAGGTGACGCCGGAGTGGCTGCGCATGGCGCTGCGCTCGATCGAGAGCGGCAAGCCCACGGGCGATGTCGTCTCGCTGGTCAGTTCCAATCCGTCCACCAAGCAAGCGGCTCCGTCCTGGGCTGCCAAGCTGCGGGCCGATGCGCAGGCCGATGCGCAGCAGCTGCGATGCCCGACACACCCCGACGCGCCGCAACTGAACGGCCGCTGCCCGCTGTGCCAGCCGACGACCGGGGGAGCGGCGTAGCGTGCCGAACATCCTCGCCCTGGCATTCCTGGACCCGCACGAGCTGGCGGCCTCGCTGCCGAAACGCATGGGCTTGTTCAAGGAGGGCCTGCTGCCGATCCGGGGACCGCGCGCCGGGGCCGATGACCCGGACGACGATACGGCGTACCGGCAGCTTTTCGACACCAGCAAGTGGGTCGAGCTCAGGTCCTACCTTGGGCGCATCAAGCGGCTTGGGGACGCGACCGGTGGGATCGATTTCGGCAAGATCGGCCTGGAGATCATCCCGCCGGATACCTGCCTCCCATGGGAGCGCAATGCCACGCCATACAGCGTGCGGTTTCAGCGAATGATCGTCTCGTTGCGGACCAATCCCGGGGTGGTGATCCATTCCGGCATAGAGGCCGTCAGCCCCCAAATTGGATGGCTTACCCTGATAAATCAGAGAGCCTGGAACTCCCGGGCCAACATGGGCGACAGCAGTAGCATCCAGCTGGTCGTTGACTTCGCCAAAAAGACCGAGGAGAAGGATTAATGGCTAAAGCAAAAGTAATGGCAGAAGTAATACATCTGGCCGATCCGAATGATGGCGGGAACGACATCATCGCGATGAGCGAGCCCTTCACCGTCGAGGTCGTGATCGAGGGCTCCGCCGACATCCTGTTCCATCGCTGGAACCCGGAGGCGGTAGACGAGAAGGCCAAGGCGGCCAAAGGAAGCGCCGCAAAAAAGAGCGACAACCTCGAAAGTTATGTTTATCGCAATGAGGATGGGGAGATTTGTATTCCTGGTGAATATCTGCGCGGCGCGATCGTCGGCGCAGCCAAGTTCCGACAAGACCCGCGCTCGCCACGAAAGTCGGCGATGGACCTGTTCAAGGCCGGGGTGGGGTCTTTGACGCCTCTCGCCCCATTATATTCCGCGGTAAGCAGGGGCGAGGCAGGGTATGGCGCGGCCGCTACCGTATGGGACTTCGAGGACAAGCGCAGGGTCGTGGTTCAGCGCAGCGGCATCAACAGAACGCGGCCGGGCATGAAGGTCGGCTGGCGCGCGACATTCCTGATCCTCGTCACGCTGCCCGAGTACATCAGCCCGCAGGTTCTGAACGAGGTCATCTCGACGGCTGGCCGGATCGGCGGTTTGGGCGATTTTCGGCCGACATACGGACGATTTTCGGTCGTTTCTTATCGGGTGTGCCAGGCGTAGGTCGGGTGCGGCTCGGCGGGGAATTGGGAAGCTGTGGCTAGTGGACAGGCCCGGCGCGGTTGGGTGCGGCGCGGTCTGGTTGGCCACGGCGAGGCGTGGAATGGCTAGGTGCGGGCAGGCGGGCGTCGGTATGGCGCGGCTTGGCGGGGTATGGCGTGGTTCGGAATGGCGGGGCGGGCTATGGCGCGGTGTGGCTCGATCAACAGAGGGGAGAAAGATGCCTGACGATGCCGAGATCGAGGAGTCGGAGCCGATCTGCCAGAGCTGCGCGATGGTGCTGCCGAGCATGGACGCCCCATGCCCGCGCTGCGTCCCCGACGCGCCGCAGCCGGGCGAGGCGCGGGGTGACTTTCTACAATCCGCCCTCGCCGCGAGCGAGAAACGGAATTTCGCACTGGCGGCAAATCAATGCCACGCACCCTGGAACGACGAATATGGCAACCATCGCTGTCACATCGAAGATTGCTTACGCGAAACACAATCCGCCCTCGCCGCATCCCAGGCGGAGGTTCGTCATATAGAAGGGCGGCTTCGTGTTCTCTGCAACGAACTCGACGCGTCCAAGGCGGAGGTTGCGCGGCTGAGAGAACTTGCTAACGAATACGCCTATGAATGGGCAAGAGAAGATGTCACCCGTCTCCGCTGGACCACGGGCGCGGGGGAGGATCAGGAAGCTGCACGCGACTTTGCCGAACGCATTACTACTGACGAATGCGTTCGTGTACATGGCAGCTGCGCCTGCCGAAATCAAAACGAGAATCCACTCAACGTTCCCCACACAATTTGCCGTAGGCAAGCGGAGGTGGCGCACGCCGCATTCGCCGCCGCCCGCGCCCAAGGCGAGCGGCATCGGGTATTTTGAAGACAGCCCAACCCGCCTTCATGCGGCTGCGCTGTACCTTAACCCCGCGGCATAGCCATGCTCCTGCAGTCGCGGGACGTCTCTCGAAAGACGGCTCCCTATGTCATTCCGCCAGAAGGGCGAGGCCGGGATGGTCAGGCGATCGAGCACGCGGTACGCCTCGTTGCGGGCCGCAACGACACTCTCGCCGGTCCCGGTCGATACTAGGACGTAGCTGCCGGCGGTCATCAGCGTGGGGCGCTTCTCGAACTCGCCGACCTGGGCCATGCAGAGGTGGATGTTGTCCTCGATGCCGGGCGTCACACCCCAGATCGGCACCCCGACCGTCTCGTCCGGCTTCTCCCGGTACGGGTATGGCGGCAGGGCGCAGACGACGCCGACCGCCACCTCGTCCAGCCGCCGCGTCTTGGGCGGCTTCCCGGCCGCAAGCCCGGCCAGAAACTCGATAGGGTCGCCATGAAGTGCAAGCTCTATGTTGATTGCGGGATACCCAAAGCGAGCTGTGAACTCCAGGGGCCACGGGCTGCCGTCCTCGTCAACAATACAATTCACGTCGATGTTGCCAACGTAGCCGAGGCTCACAAGGCGATCTTCGAGGGGCTTCAGGACGCGGTCAGCCAGCTTGCTGCGCGCTACCAGCCGCATCACGGTGCCGGCCTCGCCGCAATTGCCGGACCAGCACGCCTTCCCGTTCCTGCGAACAAACAGGGCATGCGACTCCGAGTTGACGGTCGCGCAATAGACCTTCCCGCGGTAGGGCGCGCGATAGCAATACCTCGGCCGGAGCCACGCGAGAGCCTGAGAGGATACCCCGACATCCCAAGACAGGCCGCCCCGGATGATGTAGCCGCCCAGCTCCCGCTCGGGCTCGCCGCGGCGGTCGCGCTCGTGGACATGCCCGGCGAGGCCGATGCGCATCAGCATGATCTGGATATCATCGGCCATGCCCCGGCTGGCCGTGGTGTAGACCCGATTGCCCATTGTCGCCGCGTCGAGGGCAAGCCCATCGAGGAACGCAGCAATTACGTCGGGCGCCGCGCCCATGATTTCTTGCGGCGCCCGCTTCTCGACGGCTTTGGGGAAGTGCCGCCAGGCATTAGCCAGGTCGCGGCTGTTGATGTAGACATCCGCGCCATAGCGGTGCGCAACGTAGCCGCACGCCAGTGCCGCATCGCGAATCAGAGCCTCTTTGTGGGCCGGGCAATTGCCGAACACGATTGACCGCTGCCCGCAATGACCGTCCGCCAGAAACATACCCAGAAGGCGGGCGCGGGCCGGGGTGATCGAGGGATTACCGGGGGCGGCCCAACGCCCGACCCGCAGCACGGCGAATTTCTTCTCTATCCGGTTCTCGGCGAGGCCATCGGCTGCGGCCCGGTAGAACTCGGGCTCACCGCGACGGACCGTATCGCGGTCGGCGACGTACATCGCGTGATCCGGGGTGACGAGCAGATCGACGCGGTTAGACCGCCAGCCGATCATCTCGCCATCGAAGTCGCTCTCGACCAGCCGGTCTGGCATCACGTAACAGACGAGCCCGTCATTGAGCGTAGCGAGACAGTCGGCTTTTTTGACATCCGGCCACGCTTTCCAGCCCACGGCTGTAAGGACCTCCGTATCGGCCGAGTAGCAATTGGGACCGACGCCACCGGCAAAGAGGCGTTTCTCCTCGAAATTTTCTTCCCACCCCTCGGCGAACCCGCCGGGGCCGATCCAGCCGCCGACCGCGAACTCTACGCCCTCGACCAGCTCCTGGAGGATGAACCCATGGGGAAACCGCCTGCCCTCCCGCTTCCACCGCTGCAACCGCCAGACCGCCTCGCGCGGGGTCTTGGCGACGAAGCTGAGGCTCTTGTCGGTCACGTCCCCGCATGGCTTGATCGCTACCCCGTCGTCGCGCTGCGAGACGAGGCTGATCGCTTCGTCGTAATTGGTGCATTGGCGGTACGGTGGGACCGGGATACCGGCACGCTTGAACTGCTGCATGCCGACGAGGCGGTCCAGCTCCCATTCGCCGACGAGGCCCGGCGCCCCGATGACCGGCACCCCCTCGGCCCGCAATTGGTCGAACTCCCGGCCGCAGTAACCCAGGCTCCCGAGGATCACCAGATCGACTCGGCGGGCGAGTGAGCGCCAGTCTGCGACCCGCTCGACGAGGCCCCGGCCGACCGGCTGCTTGTGCTGGTCGTATGATTTGAGCCAGTAGTGGACGGAATGACCGTGCTGCTGGGCGCGGATCGCGAGATCGAGCAGACCGTCCGCGGTGGGCTCGACAATCAGAACGCGAGCCACTACGGGCCGCCGATGCTCGGCCTGAGGTCGCGAGGCTCGGCATTAGCGGGAGGCGCCTGCGGAGCGCCCCGTAGTCCGCGCGGGATGGGCGCCCTCGGCCCGGCGCCGACACCATAGTTGCGGCCCATCATCGTGACGGCCGCCTGACTCGGAGACATGACCCCTGGCTCCGGCGTCTCGTCCGGGTGCGGAAGCTCTCCGATCGCCGCCTCGCGGAAGATCATGCGGATCGTCTCGCGGGTCGCCGCCTTTGCCGGCCCCGGCTCCAGCCCGGCGACGATCGCCTTCACGACGCGGGGCTGGGAAAAAATCCAGCCCATGCCCTGATAGTAGGCCAGGGCCGGGATGCGGGCCGGCAACGGGAGGTTCTTGACCGCGCCGGCAATCAGGGCGCCCCCCAGCTGGTCGCCGCGACGTGGGAACATGAAGCGAATTTCCTGTGCCAGCCGCCGCATGTCATCAGCCAGGCCGCCGGGGAACATGATTTCCTGCTGCCGCGGGGTCCACCGCCGCAAAGCCTGATCTATGCCGTCGCCAACCACCATCGTTCCCGCGCCCGTCTCGGTGCGGGCGATCGACGAGTTCAGCAGCTCTTTCAGGGCCTGCTGCCGGATCGCAGCCATCTGCGGCGACTGGTCGCCAAAGAAGCGCTGCGCCTCGATCAGGCGCGTCTCCTGGCCGGGCCGCAGGACATAGCCGATCGCATCGTCGGCCGACGCTCCGGGCTTCGACAGTTCCGAGAGGTAATTCTTCGACAGGAAGCTGTCGCGGGTCAGGTTTGCCGTCTCCAGCCGCTGCATGGTTTGGGCGAAATTGTCCGGGGTCAGTTGCCCCGCCGGGACTTTCCCGCCGCGCGCGTCGAGGCGACGGCTGTAGAGCCGCATCTCCCCGGCCAACCGCGGCCCATAGGTCAGCTCCAGGAGGCCGTCGCGGTCCTTCTGCTGCACCAGCGTCGCCAGCTTGCGGGCCGACATCTCGCCGGTCTGCGGGTCTCGGGCGGCGGCTACGACATTCTCCCAGTCGGCGGAGGCCACCCGACGCCACACGTCCGGCCCGACCATGCCCCTGATCTCGCGGGCGCGGGCCGTAAATTTCGGTTGCAGCACCTTGTCGGCGATGGCCCCTGGGTCCGGCATCATGCCGGTGCGGGCCTGATTGACGATCTGGTTGACCGTCGTATCCTCGAATTTACGGATGCCCTCGCCGTAGAGTTGGTCGGCGCGGCGCAGCATGTTTACTGCCGGGGCCGCCGCCGGGTCGCGGGCCGCCATCCCGATCGCCGTGTTGACGCTCTGCCGCAGATCGCCGAACTGCTTTTTGGCGACGCCTGGGGTCAGGTCGGTGAACTGGCCCATCTCCCCAAGGGTGGCGCGAATGCTCTGCGCGTCGCTGAGGGTCATCTTCGGCCCGATGTCGCGTAGCTGCCCGAGGGACCTCAGAACTCGCTGATCGCCGAATATCGGGTTGCCCTGTGCATCTTTCGGCAGGGCATCGAGGATGCGCCGCGCCTCCCGCTTGATCGCCCCCGTGGGGACGATCTCCGCACCGCCCGTCGCCTGATCGACGCGCGAGTAGATGCTCTGCATCGAGCGGCTAAAGTCGTTGCGCGCCTCCGCGATCCCGGCCGCCACATCGCTGCCGAGGTCGCCCGCCGGGGCCCGGCGCGGGATGGCGCCCAGGCCCCGCAGCTGCTGCGTCAGCATCCGGTCGGCGTCGCGCGCCAGGTTATCGACCTCGGCGTCCAGCTGCGCGCCATGCAGCTGCACCTCGCGCTGCACCGCGGTCCCCGCCTCGCGCGAGGACACCCGCGCCGTTGGGTCCATGATCTCGCGCATGGCCCCCGGCCGCTCGGCCGCCGGAAATTCCGCCCCAACAATCTCGCCCAGCCGACCTTGGACAGCCGCCCGGTTTGGGTTTTCCAGGAAGTCGGCGCCGAGGCGGGCTGCCACGTCCTGTTTCTGGATGGGCGAGGAGAGGCCCGGCGCCACCGAGCGCAATGGAGCAACGCCACCGGCCCGCTGAACCGAGGCGGCCAGGTCCATCGCTTCCGGCGTCGTCCCGGTCACATACTTGCGAAAGGCTCCGCCAAGCGCGCCGGGGATGCCGGTGATGAGCCGGCCCGCCCCCTCCCCGGCGCCGCCCATCAGCCCACCCATGCCGATCGACAGCGCCGTCTCCGGGATCGTCTTCTGAAAATCGCCGCTCAGCGCCTTGCTGCCCTCGATCGCGGTCTTGCCGAGAGCGGAGCCGGCCGTCGCCCCGGCAATAGCACCCAGCGGCCCAGCGGGGGCGCCGACCATGGCGCCGCCGGTTGCCCCCGCGATCATCGGCGCATCGGCATAGATCCCGGCGCTCCCCTGCATCAGGTTGTTCATGAACCCGGTGCCTTCCGGCGACAGCATCTTGCCGTCCTGCCCGCGCACCACGAACCGGCCGCCGCGATCGGTAAAGACATTCTCAGGGCCATACTTGCGGGCAAGATAGGACCGCTTCTCGGCCGGGTTGTCGGAGCGGTGCATCGCCACCGCATCGTTCCAGCCGGTGCCGGTGTCGTAATCTACCTCCGGGTCATAGCCCTGGAGGAGCCGCATCTCGCCCCTGATACCGCTCGCCCGCTCGCCCGCCAGGTCGATTATGCCACGCTGCTGCCGGGGCACGCTGGGCGCTCGGCCCGGGGTCGCCAGGCCGATGCCGATCTCGGTGTCCGGCGCTGGCGCGTTGGGATTGGCCAGCGCGCCGCCGGGAACCAACTCGCCGCTCGGGGGCACCGCGGCCGCGGGGGCTTTGAACAGGCCTCGTTTTTGTCCCTCCTCGTATAGCCGCGCCCGATCCGGCGGCAGCAGCCCGCGCTTATAGGCCTCGCCAAGCAGCTCTAGCCGCCCCTGAGTGTCGGGGCTTGCGGGGAGGTCGGACATCTATTCCAGCCCGAGTTGCTTTTTGATCTCGTCGTCAGTCAGTTTCGAGATGTCCTCGGAAACCGCGCCGGAGGCCGCCTTCATGGCGGCTGCATTGGTCTTCAATACCTCGGAAACATTCTTCAGCGACTGCACCACGGCTGTCGGGTTGTCGAGGCGCTGGAGGCCGGGGAGAAGCTGGTTCAGGCGGTCCTGCGACGGCTTGCTGAAGTAGCGCGCGCCGAGCAGGGGCTTGGCAAGCCGGGATTGCAGCAGTTGCACCTTGCTCTTGAATTGTGCCAGCGCCGGGTCTTCATCCAGAATACCCAGCTGCTCGCCGACGCTGCCGACCGCGCGTCCGACGATGCCCTTGGCGCCGACCAGCTTGGGGTTCGCCTCGACCATCTGCGACAACTGATCGGCTTCGTTCGCCAGCGTTTCGAGTTCGGTCGTCGCCAAATCGACCTTCGACGTTTCCTTGCCGATGCGGGCCTGGGTGTTGGCCGCGACGCCCTTCTCTCTCGCCCGGTTCGCCCGCTCGGTCTCGGCGATCCGGCGCTCCTCCAGTTCGCGATTGCGCAGCGCGTCGGCGCGGGTCGCGGTCCCGGCCGCGATCTTCTCCTTGAGGCCCTGCTCCTCCAAGCCGATCTTCTGCCCCTCGAAGCCCTCTGTGACCTGATGGTGGCGGCCCGCCTCGGTGCGGGTCGCGGCGTCTCCCCTCTCTTTCTCCCGGTTCGCCCGCTCGGTCTCGACGATCCGGCGCTCCTCCAACTCGCGGTTGCGGAGTTGGTCGGCGCGGGTCGCCGTGCCGGCCGCGATCTTCTCTTTGAGGCCCTGCTCCTCCAGGCTGATCTTCTGCCCTTCGAAACCCTCCGATACCTGATGGTGGCGGCTCGTCTCGGCGCGGGTTGCGGCGTCTCCGGCAAAGCCGGTTGACGCCTTCCAGCGCTCGAAATTGAGCTTGTAGTTTTCCTGCTCGCGCTTATGGAATCTATCTGCCGCATCCCAGATCACGCGGCTGTCCGTGGTGGGGTTTTTACTGCGCAGCAGCAGGGCGATGTCCCGCAGCGAGGGCGGCGGCACCGGCGCGCCCTGCACTTGCGCCTGCGCCATTTGCTGCCCGACCGCCGGCCCCGCGGTTTGCGGGCCGCCGCCCCGTCCGGCAAAGTCCTGGATCGTGCCCCTAAAGCCCCGCCCGATCGCCTCGGCATAGCCCGCTGACGCTTCCGACATCGGCGCCGCGGCGGCCCGGCCCTCGGCCGTATTCGGCATGCTTGGGTCCATGACGGCCCGGCCGCGATCGAACGAGGCGGGCGCGGCGGAGGGTCCGGCCGGCAGAATCCGCGACGCTTCGGCCAGATACGGCTTATAGGCGCCGCTTCTGTAGGCCGTCCACGGGCTGAAATTCGTGCCGCCCTTACTCACCCGAAAGGCCAACTCCATCGCCCTGTCGGGATTGCCCAACGCCTCACGCGCGCCGGGATGCACGCCGTTGATCTGCGTCAGGCCAAACGAGCCGCCGGACGGGTCATTCGGGTTGTAGGCATTGGGGTTGAGGCTGCTCTCCGGCACGGAGATGGCAGCCATGGTGTTGGCGCCATCCTCGTCAAAGCCGGCGCGACGCGCCGCTGCCTTGACCTCGGCAAGGGTCATGCCGCCGCCACCCCCGGCAGTAGCGGGAGAGCCGCCGAAGCTGGACGGCGACGGCGGCAACCCAAACGAAGAGCCGCCAGGGGCGCCGCCGGCCCCCGGCAGGCCGAAATTGAGGGCGAGACCGGACGCCTCCGACTCCCGCTTGTCCTTGTCGAGGGCGCGCTGGTACTCGGCAAGCTGCATCTGCAACATCAGGGAGCGCTCCTGCTGCGCCTGCTGCTGCCGGAAGTCCTGCGCGAACTGGCCAAGGCCGGCGCCCAGCGCCATCAAGGGGAACATCGCCTACAACCCAAGGAAGCCAAGCGCGCCCGGGAATAGGCCGCTCTTGGGATTGAACAGCGAGTTGGCGCCCGACAACAGCCCGCCGAAGCCCTGCGCCGTCTGGTTGAAGCCCATCTGGCCAATATTGGCGCCGATGCGCGAGGCGTCCTGCCCGAGGCCCATGTACTTCATCAGGTCGCCGATCATCTGCTGCGGCAGCATGTACTGGTTGTTGCCTAGCCCCGTCGCGCCGGTCAGCAGGTTCTGCTGGCTGTTGAGGCCGCTTAGAGCATTGTTGGCGATGCCGGCGCCGGTCTGGTACGGCAGGAGTCCCGAAGATGCGAGGCCGCCAATGCTGCTGCCGAGGAGGCTCTGCGCCTGCCCCAGGCCGCCTGCCGCGCCGCTGAGCAGGGAGGGGAAGGCCGAGGCCCCGAGCGAGCCGGCCGCGCCCTGCGCATTCAGCGCATTCAGCACGTTGCCGATCTGGCTCATGTAGGTCTGGCTCGGCATCTGCCCCGAGCCGTAGGCCAGTTGCGGCGCGGCCTGGAACAGCGGCGAGGCTGCCCCTGCCGCCGTCGCCTGCCGCTGCAACTGCTGGTTCTGCCAGTTGATGTCGAAGTCGCCCAGCGCCTTGGCGGTGGTCCCGGCGGCGTAGGGCGACCCGGCGATCCCGGACATCGCGTTGACCGCGTTCGACTGGTCGAGGAGCTGCTGCTGCGAGCGGTCGAACAGCGCCGACTGAGGGTCGAAACCTTGCTGTAAAATACCCTGCCCGGCACCGTAGAGCGAGTTCGCCCCGGCGCCCCCGAGGGTGGCGCCCTGCTGCGCCCCAGCCATCGCCTGCGGGTAATAGGGGTTGTCGGCCGCCGCATTGACCATGCCGCCATAGAGCGGCGAGAAGGCGCTGGACATCAGCTGCGGCAGGTATTGCAGCCCCGAGGTCGCGGCGCCGGCGAGGCCGGGTATCTGCCCGTAGACGTTGCCGAACATCTGGGAGTAGAGGTCGGCGGCGTTCTGCGCCGAGCCGTAAGCCTGGCCCGCGCCCTGGTCGTAGAGCGTCGGCGCGCCGGTCTGGGAGCCGGTCAGGTACTGCTGAACTTGATTAAAACCCATCGGCGCATAGCCCTGCGCCTGCGGATAGGCCCAGGCTCCAGGCGTGCCGGCCCCGGCATTCATCGAGGCATTAAACAGGGGGTTTGCGATGTTGCCGAGCATGCCGGCAGCCTCACCCTGGCCGGGCGGGAGATAGACGTTCGCGTTGCCGCCGCCGCCCGAGCCGCCGCCACCCATTGGCCCCATCAGGCAGGCTCCAGCTCGCAAGGGGCAACCCCAAAGCCGCCTGGGATGCCCTTGACCGCAATTGGTACGAGGCCCGACATGGCAGACGGTCCCTCGATAATCTGGCAGCGTTTCCCGGCCAGCTCCGTTGCGGGGCCGACGTAGCGCGCCTCGATACCCGGGGTCAGGCCGGCAAGCCATGCCAGCCGGTCACGGCACTCCTTTCGCACGGCCTGACGGTTCAGGGCGCACAGGCCCTCGACGCCATGGCTGATCTCGGCCGCCCAATACCGGCGCCGCAGTTTATCCGGCAGCCGCCATACCTCGTCAGCCGAGAGCGGCGTGTCGATCAAATCGGACATTACAGGATCTTCCAGAAAAGGGTGCCGCGCGGCTCGTAGCCGAGGGCTAGCATGAAGGGCAGGAGCGGGCGCTGTCCATCGTGGGCCATGATGTACCGGACCCCCAGCTTTCGCAGCGCCGGCTCGGCGGAGCGCCACATGCGGAAGCCGACCATCCCCTTACCACGAAACTGCGGCGCGATGTAGCTGCCGCCGTCCTGCGCCATCAGCAGGCTGCGATAGTTGTGGTGCGGCATCAGGAAGAAGCTGATGAACCCGGCCAGGGTGCCGTCCACTCTGGCAGCCCACAGCCGGTAGCACCCCCCGGCCTCCAGGCGCGCCAGCCGGTCCCAGTCCGGGTCTACCGGGGCGAGGTCGCGCAGCGGCGATAATTCCTCCGCATAGGCCCGGATCATGTCGGCGGCGTTCGGCTCGGCCAGAACCTTGGCCAACTTCTCCCAGCCGCAGCGGATCACCCGCCGCCCCTAGATCGTCCTCGTTCCCGCCGGGGTGACCGCGACCGAGACGGGGGTGACTATTGCCGGGGTGGAATTTGCCGTGGCGTTCGCGCTTGCGTCCGCCGACGCCGCAGCCATGCGGTACTTGGCAATCTCGGAGGAGACCTTCTGCCAGCCCGACCACAGCAGCGCCGCCACGCCGGTGATCACCCAGAATATCTGCGTGAACTCGTCCCCCGAGACGTACCTGCCCCAGGAGAACCCGGCGCCCGAAAGCAGCGCCGCCAGCGTCCGCAACTGCCCGAGCAGGACCGGCAGCCACGCGCTGTTGGGCACGCCGGGAATGAGCTGCGGTATCTGGTCGAGCAGTTTTTGTGTCGACTCCTCCTGGGAGGGCGCGCCGGTGGTGTCTGCCATGCCTGCCTCAGAACCTCCCTCGCCCGAGCACGAGATACAGGACGAGCACCACCAGTATCAGCCCGCCGATGCCGATGCCCGCACCCGCGCCGTACCGGCTGAAGCCCCAGCCGCCGCCGCCGAGCAGCAGCACGAGGAGGACAACGATCAGCAGAAGTTCCAAACTGGTGTCCTCTTTAGAACCCCCACCATGCGCGGTTACTGCTGGTGATCGTCGCGCGGGATCCGGCTGTGAGGGTCACGTTGTCCCAGAATACCGCCGAGATATAGCGGCAGGTCGTGGCGGCAATGCTGACGATCGAAGACCCCGCCGCCGTCGTGTTTACGGTGGTGGTGCCGGTGGTTTCCACGCCGTCGAGATTTATGACCGTGGCGCCGAGGGCAAGCGTTCCCGTCGCCGAATGAAACACGCCATCGGCGGCGGGGATGGTAGTGCCGGGCGCCGGGAACGTCCCCCATATGTTTGCCGCGGCTCCCGCGGTGATGCGGTTGCCTGAAGCGCCATTCTCACGAAAGAACGTGCAGCCGCTGGTGCCGGATACTCGCTGCCCGACCACGCTGATCGATACGATCCCGGTCGCGGGCGTGACGCTGGGGCCAGTGACGGCGAGACCGCCGTTCACGCCCTCCATGCACGGGTAGCCGTTCTGGCAGTTAAAGATGAAGGCCAGTTGCGCGGATGGCGTCGCCTGCGTCAGATCGAGGGCGTGGCCGCTCTGGTCGTAGAACGTGACGAGGAAGCAGAGCGTGGCGGCGCAGTGCGCGCTCGCGGCCGCCGTGTTGATCGCGCCCGAAGCCAGAAACCCGATATCGAGTTCGGCGTTGTCGCTGGAGCGCCGGAGGCGGACGAGCCTGTTGGTCGTGTAGGAAGCGAGCAGCCGCTTCAGCGCGTAGGCCCCGCTCGGGGCCGGCTGACCGTCGAGGCCGTAACCGGAGACAAATTGCCCGGAGAGCTGCCCGGTGGCGCACTGGATCCCGATGCACTGGGCCGACGCGGGCGCCGCGGCCAGAAGCAGCGCAGCAAGCGCGGCCCTCAGTTGTACCAGCATGTGAAGGGCGAGGTTGCGGCCGACGACAGGATCGAGATCGTGAGCGGCGGCGAATAGCCGAGCTGGCGTGACCACGAAATGCCATTGAGCCCGACGCCGCCGACCGGCGACAGCGCAAACGACCCGGCGGTGTTGGCTATGGCGGTCCCGCTCTTGGCGACGTTCAGCCAGAGCGTCGCGGTGCCACTGGGGTTGGCGATCGTCACATAGGTCGTCGGCGCTGTCGGCCCCGTCTCGCCCGAGGTCGGGAAGATGATCGGCCCCGCCGTGCTGCTCGCGGTCCCGGAGCAGTTGCTGGGCTGCTGGGCCTGCGCGTGGGCACGCGAGGGGAGTGACAGAAACAGCACGAGGCCGAGGAGGACCGTGCAGACCACGACGATGAGGGCGGCGCAGAGCCCCCTCGCGCTGGGACCGGGTTGTCCTGCTCGATGTCGTTGTATCATCGCTTCTTCCCCTTCGGCTTCTTCGGCGGCGGCCTCCTGACATCGGCGCGGAAACCATCCCGCACGGTCTTTTTGCTCTTGCCCTTCATGGCGCCGGCGAAGCTCGATGATGTGTTCACTTGGCAACCACAGTCCAGTTGGTGCCGTTGTAGAAGGCCAGCACCTTAAACGCGCCGGTCCCGGTGATGTTGGCGCCCCAGGTTGCGGTGTTGCTGTCGAGGATCAGGGCGACCATGCCGAGCGTCGGAGCGGGCAGTTCGGCTTGGTTGAACCCCACCCCAAAATCCGCAATCAGACGAGAAGTCAGGGACTTCACGGTCGAGTATCCGACGCCGTCAACCGCTGCCGTCAGTGCGGCAATCTCCACCCCGCCACTGGCGGCAAGCGCAAACTCGGTATAGTCCCCGGTCGTCGTCAGGTAGCCGATGGCATTGCCGCTGAAGTCGTTGAACTGCGTGCCGCTGGCATCGGCGTGGTACACCTCAAGCAATCCAGACATCGCGTCTATCTGGCGGCGGAGCACGTTCAGTTGATCCAGCAGCGAGCCGGCATCCTGCGGTCCCCGATCCAATGCGATCGACATCACTGCACCTTAAATCAAATCCAGCGTATAAGCTAAAAACCCAAGAAACCCCAACCAGAGAGCCAGCCTGCCCGCGATGCGGATCACCCTGGCCGTCCTCGCCATTCTCGCTGCGGCCTGCGTCTCGGCCCTCGTCGGCCCCGGATCGGGCGGCGGCGGAGTCGCGGTCCTGGCGGCCCTCTATCTCGCCCTCGTCGTCCTACCGGACCCAGGCCGCGAAAAAGCGGTGTCCGCGCTGCTTTGGGTGTCCGTCGTAGTGGCGGGGAGCGCCGTGGCCCAGATGCCATTCATCCCACGCCCGCCATCCCTCTTCGTCAGCCCGAACTACCTCGGCGCCTTCGCTGCGATCATGCTGTTCCTTCCGGATCTTCCGGATGGCCGCCGCCTGCGCCCCCCGACAGAATGGACAGCCACAGCCTGGGTCAAACCGCTCGCCATTGGGGCCAACGCTACATCCCTCTGTCTCGCCCAGTCCCGTGGGGCGCTCCTGGCGGTCGGGGCCGGCTGCTGCGTCATGCTCTGGCGACACAGCCGCATCGCAGCGCTCGCCGCGCCAATCATTGCAATCGTCGCTGTATTGATGATTCGTGCCGGTGGCGACCAGTCCGTTACCGAGCGGCTGGAGGTGTGGGAAGCGGCCCTCTACGGCGTCAAGTGGCACCTCGTCACCGGCAACGGCTTCGATGCCCCGCTCGTCTTCGCCAACGGCATGTTCTACCGCCGCTTCTACTCGGTCCCCATCGACTGGTTCGCCGCGACCGGGCTTCTTGGCGCGGCGGCCGGAGCGTGGCTGCTTGTCGAGGCGTCCCGTCGCGGACCAGAGTTTCATCCCTTCCTCGCCGCGTGGCTCGTGCAGGGGCTGTTCATTTCCGCCCACCCCGCGACGATGGTGCCGTTCTTTGTCGTGCTGGCCCTAGCGGCAGGCGCTGGAGCCGCAGGCGTAGAACGGGATGAAGCCGGGGTTGCCGGTGTTGTCCTTCACCGTCAGCCACTTTGAGACCGTCGTCGAGGCCCCCTGCGGCCCCAATGAGGTCATCGTGGTGGCGACGTTGCTGTTCGTCGCCCAGGATCCGGCCTGGAAGAACTGCAATTCACTGGCGGCCGTCGGCGAGGCCCCCGACACCGACAGGTAGCTGCCGAGATAGGTGTTGACCTGGCCGATGATGCCGCCGGGGGTCGGCTCGATCGGGCCGGACCCGCCACCGCCGGACGGGATCGCCGCCTGGAGCTGCACTGTCGCCGCACCCAGAATCAGGCCCAGCGAGAGTGCCGCAACCGTCGTGCGCAAGTTCCGCATATTCCCCTCCCGCCAAAAGGCGATTTGCTATTAGCACGGAAGCCCCGACGCCGCTATGATGGCGGCTCCTGAAACCTCGTCAGCGTCTTTCGAGGCTAAGGGGCTTACGTGTTGAACCTTTCAGCGGTCCTTCGGGGCCGCTTCTTTTTTGCTCTCCAAAAACCAAAGCCACAATTCGGCCTTCTGCGCCTCGGCGTCCTCCCCCATCGCCTTGATGATCGCGGCCTGGAGAGCGACCTGCGCCTGAAGCGCCTGGATCATCGGCCCCGAGAGGCGCGGATCTGGCGCGTCCTGCGCAGCAGCTTGCGCCGACAGAAGCATCGCGGCCGCAAAAATCGCGCTCCTCAGTTTGGCACCCTCAGCGCTTTGAAGCCGACGCCCCCGCTGTCGTTGGCCCCGAGCGTTACCGTCGCAAGATTGACGCCGGCGGCGTTGTTCACGGTCAGGAGCATGCCGGTCGTATCGGCCCCGCCGGCCGCCTGGAGCTTGGCTACATCGACGGCCCCGGCAAGCGTCTGAAAGATATGGGTTGTGTTTCTGAACACATTCTGCGGGGTGGTATTGCACACGGCCATCAGTCCATTGACCCCGTTCAGAAAATTAACGCACCCGCCGCCCAAGGTAATGGCGTCCACTCCGCTCAGCCTGATCGCGTTCCGCGCATCCAGGTTGAGTGCGCGAACGCCGCCCAGATCGGGGTTCCCGAGAAAGTCCAAGTACCCATCCTGCTTGTATTGCAGGCCCATACTCCTATCCGCGCCACCCGTCGTCATTTTCCAGTTAACTGCCTGCGAGTCGCCATCGCCAGTTGCAACAACCTTGTTTATGTTGTGAGCATTTATCACGGCGCCGTCGCGGAAGAAGGTGCCGTATAGCCACGGAGCGTTGGTACTTAGCGTCGCCACCTCGATTGCATACGAACCGTGGACCGGCGCCTGACCAGGCCCGCCGCCAGCTATCATTATTCCCCTGACTGCCGTCTCAGCGGGGTTGGCACCTTTGTCGACGACGTTGGTATTAACCTCCAAGCCGGTGATGCCGGAATCGAAACCGGAGCCTGGAGTACAATCGATCTTGGGGCAGTTGGTCGCGACGAAGTTGGCTCCCCATACCGCCCCGGCCCCTCCAGGAGTGCCGTTATCGCCCCGCATCGTACCCACGCTGAACATCGCTACGGCGGACTGGTTAGGCCCGCCGATGCCGCCGCCTTCGATATATCCGCTGATTGCGGTATTCCCCCAGAATGGCGTATTCCAGGTATCCGGTACACGCACCATCGAGGATATGCCTTGAAGCACCGGCACGGGTATTTGTACTTGGGTATAGGTTCCGACGTTAACCGCAAAAGCATTTGTAACGCCCCCCATCGAGGCCGGGAAATCCCAGCGATGCAAGGCTGGCGCGTTGTTGCCTTCCTTCAATTCGGTGCCGAAAGTGTTTCCCCACAGGGCCAGCGAGTTCAGGACGGTAGTTCCAGGAGAGGTGATCGAGCCGCTGTAGCAGTTGATGACATGGGTGAAATTGGTGTTGACCTGGGTGGCGCGGATCGGCGTGCCATCGGTGAAGATGAACGGCACCGGCCCGCAGACGGCGTGCGCCGCGCCGCCGGTGGCGAGGAGCAGCAGGGCCGCGAAGATCAGCTGGCGTATCGAAGCGCGAGCGCGAGTGCGCAGCATCACCACAGCCCCCCTTGACCGCCCATGTCCCACTGGTAGGACCCGTTTTGCAGGGTCACGAGCTGGCCTCCGGCGACGGTTGACCAACGCCCCTCCAGGGTCAGTGTCAGATCGACTGTCGTGTCGAGGTTCACCACGGCCGGGACCATGGTGATCTGGTTGACCGTACCGTTGTCGGCCGCGCCGTTATAGAAGACGACGCCATCCGTCACGATCTGGCCCGCGGCCCCGACCGCCCTGACCGTGGCCATGACGGTAACCCACAGCGGTTTCGCCACCGCCGATGCCGGCATGATCGGCGGCGTCGAGGTGGTGAGGAGGATGATCGTGCCGACGCTCGCCGAGTTGACGGCGGCGTTGACCGTCAGCGTCGCGGCATTTGCCGCCGGGGTGGTGTAGACGCCCCTGGCCTCCATCCGGATGCGGGTGCCGACCTGAAGCGTGCCGCCCCGGATCGTGTGCGACCCCGCCCCCGAGCCGCCGGAAATCATCGGCGTCAGGGTGATGTCATTGACCAGCGCGTCGGCAGTGGCGACCCATAGCCCGCTCGGGGCTGTCCCGAAGTTCCGGCCCCTCGCGGTAACGATCAGGCACTCGGCGGACGGCTCGATGATCGGGGCGGTGGAGCCGTTCGCCCCGCTGTAGCCGAAGACCATATTGCTGGTCGGCGGTCGCGTCGGGTTGGTGCCCCGGACGACCATGCCGCCGATCGGCTGAAGCTGGATCATCTGGGTATCGAACATCCGATAGTCCCAGGGGGCGCCTACCGGAGAGCAGCGGCCCTCGAACGAAAGACCCAGCGCACTGTTGCCGAAATAATCCCGGATCGTCGTGCTGTCGTTCGAGTTGATCTCGAACCCGGTGCCGTAGCGGTGGGCAATCCGGATGCCGGTAAAATCGGTGCGGTTGGTATCCGACGCGGCGATGCCGGTGCCCCTGCCGATGACGATGCCGCGGCAGTAGTTCGAGGCCGTGCGGTTGGCCGTGATCGAGATATTCCGGATGTCGCCGCCGACGAAGGGAATGCGCAAGCCGACCGCCGAGAGTGCCGAGGCGTCGATGTCCCAGGCGATCTGCTGGAACCCGGTAAACGACAATTGCGAATAAGTGCCGCCGCTGTCGCCATGCGACTGGAGACCCTTCGCCGCCGCCCCCATGCCGAAGAAGCTGATGCCCTCCAGCGTGACGCCGACCGGCGCCGCCGGGTCACCATTCGAGACCATCGTGCCGCGATGCGGGCCGATCCACATCAGCCCCGTCGTGGCGTCGCGCGTGCCGCTGGTGCCGCCGCCGAGCAGCGCGTTGCCGTTGACGTAGTTGATCGTGCTGGCGATGCCGAGGATGCCGCCGGGGAAGGTGAGGCGCCGGTCGCCACCCTGGGCCAGGGTGGTGGCCAGGTGGGCGTTGATCGCCGCCGAGACATCGGTGGCAAATCCCCACTCGATGTCCGCAATATCCACCCCGGCGTGAGATCCCTCGGCAAGCACGATCTGGGTGTCGCTGTTGATCGCCGCGATCGTGGTGATGAGGTTGACGCGCTGCCAGGTGAAGGAGAACTGTACCCCCGTGCCGGGGCCGGGCGTCCCGGCCGCGTCGAAGGTGCCGGTCTGGTTCTGCGCCCCGGCGGGATTGGTCGTGCTCTCGCCGCCATCGACGATGATCCACCCCTGGACGGCATTCGCATCGGCCGAGAGCACCGCGCCGGTGGCGGCGTTTACCGCCTGCACCCGGATGACGACATCGCCGGGGAAGACGATCGTGTCATCGACCCGGTAGCCGGTGCCGCCGGCCACGAAGACTGCCTGGATCGCGAAGAAATTGGCGCCGGCCTGCTCGATGGTGACAGGTTCGCCGACATAGGCGGCGGTGACGCCGCCGTTGACCGCCATCATCGTGGCGGCGTCGAGGATCGTCGGGGAGAACGCGAGGATAGCGCCGTCGATGCCCTTCTGGCCGTCGCCAGGCCCCAGGATGTAGGGCGTGAACGGCGGCGCGGCGGCATAGTAGGTCCGCTCGTTCGGCGCCGTACCGCGCACCACGGCGATGCGGTCGCCCGCCTGGAACGGCAGCGGCAACGCCGTCGTGTTCGGGTCTTCCACCAGGAAGAAGGCAAAGGTCTCGCCGGCCATTGCTTATCCCGGGGTTAGGTTGACGATGCGATTGTCGCGCAGGATCGTGACCCCGTCGTTCGCCAGCAGGAAATCGGCCATCGGGTCCGGCGGTATCTGCGGCACTTCCTGCATATTACCCTGCACCTGAAAGCGCAGGTAAAGATTGCCGATGGCGAGGCCGGCGCTCGACAGGCCCCGCATGTTGACCCGGCCCTGCTTGAACACCAGCGGCACGGTCCATGGTATCTGGCGCTGCCGGATGACGCCGCTGTCCGGCCCCGTCCACGTCACCCCCCAGATCGCCTGCCCCCAGATCGCCACGGGCACGACGAGCCCCGCCACCGCCACGCCGTCCGGGACATCGCGCGTCTCGGTCAGGAAGTTGATCTGCACCTGCTCGCCGGGCGGCAGCGCCACCATCACCGAGGACTCGATGATGGTGTTCATCGACATCTGCCCGGTGTCCGGCAGGAGCGAGGTTTCCCACTCGTAGGTCATCGCCCGGCCGTTCTCGACATAGACCGAATCCGGGTGCTGCGTGTCGTCGGCGAGTTGCAGCACGAGGCGGGTCGCCGAGAAGATGAGGAACGTGTCGTTCCAGACCTTGACCAGCCGCGCCGCGCCGGTGTGCGGGCCGGTCCAGATGCGGCGGGTGAGGTCGAACCAGTAGGAGACCATCTCCTCGTCGCTGTTCGGCACGTCGATCCGCAATGTCCGGCCGTTGGCCGCCGCCGTCATGCGGGAGGCGCGGGGGCCGGCGATCGGCGGCTCGGTGACCGCGAGGAAGGGCGCCACCACGCCATCGCCGTCCTGGCCGATCGGGTCCGACACTCGCCCCCGGAAGTCGATATAGCGGACCCCCTCGGGCGACACGAAGATAAGGCCCAGGGTCGAGGTGGTGATCGTGTTCGGCGCCAACGTCCCGGTCGGCACCGGCAGGATGTTCATCGACAGGTTCTGGGTCGAGGGATCGCCCATGATCTGCTGCATCGAGGCGGAGCCCTGGAAGGCGATCAGCGACTGCACGATACCGCCGGTGATCGGCGCCGAGAGCATCAGGGGGCCGATCGCCGTCACCGGACGGGAATTGTTGGTCGTCAGGGCCTGATTGCCGCCGGTGCGGATGCAGGGCAGCAGGCTGTCGGACCACGGGATGCCGTAATCTCCGGCGGCAAACCATGCCCGCCCATTCATCTGTTCCACGCCGACCGGCACCGAGGGGAGCGGGTTGATCGCGGTATCGCCGGCACCCCACAGCGGCGCGGAGGGCGATCCGCCGCTGAGCGAGAGCGGCCCGACGCCGCTGGCGGACGGGGCGTCCGTCAGCTCGATCACCGTCCCTATGGCGGAAAAATTCTGGTTCGCGGCGGTGCCGATGAGGGGCTGCGTCAGGTTGACGGTCGTGCCGGAGACGTTCACGACGTAGGTGCCCGGCAGCACCAGCGCCGGGTCGGCGACAATCAATTGCCCGATATAGAGATCGGTGGTGATACCGACATTGGCGATGAACTTGTCGCTGGCCGTGAAGTCCCCCCGATAGGCGTAGGGAAAGACCGCCGGGATGTTGCCGATGACGCGGAAGGTCCCGGCCACGACGCTTGATGTGGTCGGCTGCGACAACTGGATCGAGGCGCCGGCCGGCGTGCCGAGGATCGTGGTGCCGGGCTGAACGCCGGGGCCGGTCACCGTCTTTCCGGGGTACATCTCGATCGCCGCGGGAATCGAGATGCCGTCGATGATATCGGTGCCGTGGCTGTTGCCGGCGAAGTCGAAGACCGACTGGGTATTATAAAAAACATTTTTTACCCGGGTCTGAGCCGGGAACACCGCCGAGCCACCGATCTGATGCCCCGGCTGCACCCCGATCAGCGAGGGAGCGCCGAACAGGAACGGCAGACCGCTGGTGAACTCCACCGTGACGATGGAAAAGAACTCGGAAATGTCGAACCAGCCGAACTTGATGTCGTCGCCGGGGAAGCCCGGATGCGTCACCAGGATGCGGCTGCCCACCCGCGCCATGATCGGAGGCACCCAATCGCCGGTCGCCGGGGGCGAGGTTGGCGTGTTGCGGTCCTCGATACCGGACACCGGCAGGTAGCTCGCCGCCTCCAGGTCGTAGGCGAAGGGCTGATCCTTGCCGGGATTGAGCCCGCTCGACACCATGCCGTAAACGATGTTGCCGAAGGGGATGTATTGGGAGACGAAGGTCGCGGCGATGAGACTGGAAAAATCGACCTGGTCGATGGCCCCGGGCCGGCACACGAAGATGCCGCGGCTGGTCGAGTCCGGCACCATGTTGGTCATCGCCCGCATCGCGCCGCGGCCGGAATTGGTCGCGTCCGCCGTGTCGCT